CGAAGTCGTTGTTGTGGTGTTATTGTTTGTGTTAGTCGTGGTTGTGGCGTTGGTCGTAGTCAACGAGTTTTGCTCACAATACTCGCTTCCAGCCGTACAGTTTCCAGTTTGGTCTGCTTTTGTTTGCCACGAAAAGGCGATCACAGACACCATAAACATTGTTTTTAAAAGTTTATTCATTTTATCTTTTTACTAAACTGCCCCCAAAGTACATGCCAATAATGGCTGAAACTAAATTTGTATCTAATTGTGTAATGACGAGACCTTGAAAGGTTATCCATTCAAAAACTTCTCTACCTTCTCTAAAAAACATAAAGCCTGGTCGCCAATTCGTATAACCCACAGTCACATCGACTTCTGGCGAAAAAACCGCAACCAACTTGGGCAACAACACGATTGAAAAAATTGCTGTCAGAGCAATGATTCTTCGTGTCCACTGAAAGCCTTTGTCGGTATTGTCTCTGGCGGCTTCTATTGCTTTAAGTTGAAACTCACCACGAGTTATTAATAATTTCTGTTCGTCAGCTTTTGCTTTTCGGCTTTGCGCCCAAACGCTTAATAAACTACTCAACAAGGTTGAGCCGAGCATCGTAATTATCTCAAACGGAAAGCCCACCTCATTTCATCGGGTCTTTTTTGTGAGAGTTTGTGTATAAGCCGAACCAAGCAGCCCCCGCACCCACAACGATTGAAATTAAACCCGATTGCTCAAAACTTGGTTCAGGCAAATCCATGAACCAAAATGTCGTGTAATAAAGCAAATACATATACACACCCAAAAATGCTCTCGGTATGATTCTCCAACTGTCTATTGCTTCAGCGACAAAAATGAATCTCTGATAAGGATTGTCGTTTTTCTCATCCTCAAGCTCTCTGATTCTGTCTTTTAATTCAGACTTCTCTTGCAATAGGGCCATGAATTTATTGAGATCAATTTCGACCTCATTGCGATCCATGTCGCCACCGAACCTGGGGCTGCCGTAATGTTGTTCGTCACTCATTTCTTTTTCTTTCGTTTATATGTTTTTTTATACGCTTCGTTTTTTACGGTTGATGGATCATCTGCCACAAAATGTCCTTTTGCATTTCTGGCTCTCTCAGTCACGGTTTCTAAATTCAAAAATTTATTCATAAACCATTCCGTGAGTCCGATGTTCCAAAAGTTCATTGTTCTGTCGAAGTTATCTTTCATAGTCGTTTCCTTTGTTGTTAATGAATTGTTGTTTCCTCATGCGATAACAGCTCTGAATCTTCATCAATGAAATCAGACAAAAAACACAACACGATCTCTCGTGCATGTTCTAAGTTTTTGGCTTTGATGCCTTGGGCGGTGTAAATCATTTCGCCCGCTGAATCCAGGAACTCTAAATCGTAGTATTTATCCGTTTCCTGTACCATTAAACAATCCCGCAGCTTGTGACTTGGCAAGTTGTCGAATGGTCTCTCGATCTCGTTCCATCAATGCATTTATCTCAGCAATGTTAATCTCTGCGCCATACTTGGCAGACAGTTCAGCAGCCTTTAAGCGTATATCCGCTTCGGCTTCATCGCGTTTAAAGTCATCTTCCATAATCAGTTTCATGCGATCCGTTTCAGAATCGATGATTGCCTTTTGTGCTTGCACTTGGGCTTTTTGTATCTCTGCTTGCGCCAACATTTCAGCAGCATCGGGTTTGTCATCTTGTGGCTGTGGTGGCATCGGCGGTATATCGGTGTTGATAAACGCACTCACATCCTTAAATCCAGCCAATTCGATGATCCGACCCAAAGTATTTGCGTATTGTTGCAAGCTCACCATTGGGTTTTGTGGCCCTAATGTTTGTAAAATCTGCTCTTGTTTGCCCGCCATTTGAGCCAAAACTTGCATTTTTTCCTCATCCGAACCTTTGGATATGGCGACATTAACCACGATGTCCTTGTTTGCATCCCAATATCTCGGATCAACAGGCACAAACTCATTGTTTAAGCGAAACACATCTTGTTTGTCTTGGTTTTTAATAACCAGGTTGTTTACGAGCGAATACAAGTCGCGTAAACCCTCGCCAAAGTGACGACAAATCAGCTCAACTCTGCCTTGCGCCCCTGACATCGTGGCAGCAACGGCGGCTTTGGTGGATGATTGCAACGCATCGGCGTTCAGACCCGCACTGGCTTTGGAAACACCTGTGCGATTCTCTTTCGCCTCATCCAAATAACCAAGCACAGGAAATGCCTCTTTGCCCAAGAAAGGCGTTGAAAGCTGTTGCACCATACCAGGCGCACGCATACGAATCGGTTGCCCAATGTCTGTATTCAGCACGTCATCAATGTTCACTTGGCCCTCAACAATTCCGAGTCTAGGAAAGATGGCGTGGCCCAAAGAATCAAGGGTATCTCTCATAATTTGAGATTTAGCCGCTTGTATTGGGATGAGGTAGTCTGCTGGGCATGAGCCAATGGCGGTATGCGGTTCAGGATCGGGTGAGAAGATTGTGATAGGTAAATCATCCCAAGGCATCGCATTGACTATGTTCATGCCATTACCCAGTGTGCAGACTCGGATGCGCTCATCAATGCCATCGCCATCCAAATCGTAAAATAAATAATGTTCGACATACAATATGTCTTGTCCAGCGGGGTCGGGGCGGTCGGCATACATGACCTCGCTCAGAGGATTCCTTGCTTGTTCCGCCTCATACTCAGCAGAGTCATACGATCCGCCTGTACCCGAATATTGTTCAATCTCTTCTTTTTCATAACCCATGGCAATCAGCTCACTCATGGTTTTGACCATGCGATGTGCCACATAAGGTGAAGTGTGTATGTCTCTTGCAGCACGAGAAATCAAAATCTCTTCGGGCGGTACTGCCTCGATGACCACTTGGTCTTTTGCTTTGACTCGTCTGATTTTCAAATCATAACTGACAGGGCGTTCCTCGGTGATCTCATCGCCTGTCATTTCGTTTACGATTGTCAAAGTTTCCATTTCCATTTTCTCTTCAACGATCTCGACATCCTCATCCATGATGAGCGCGGTGTAATCTTCAGGTGAAATATTGCTGAACTCGTGGCAAGTGGATGTAATCGAATCATCCCAATAGGCTTTTACAAAACCCGTTTTACGAATCAGTGCATCCTTAAAGGCGTTGTACATGACCTGAAAGCCTGGATTCTTCTCTTGTATGATGTGGTTGATATACGCGGTTTGCTGCTCGGCAAAAGGTATGTCCTCAACAGAGTGCGGTACAAACTCAACCACTTTCTTTGTGCCAAAGAAGGTACGCATGATCGATGGCAGCATGAATAACACGCTGTCTCTGACATCGGTTGAAATGTATTCCGACTGCAACTCACTTGTTGCACCAGGTTCTTTGCCTAAATAATAACGAGTTGCCTCGTCACGTTCTTGCCCAATCTGTTCGATGAAATCCTGTGCGGATTCCATTTCGCTTTTGACGACCGCTTGTAAATCAAGCGTATCTTCATCGCTAATATCGTATGACCCTTTGGTATCTGTATATTCCATGTATGCTTATCCCACTCGTATAATTTTTGATTTGAGGGGTTTTTTAAAATTATACCCCATCGAGGAAATCGTGCCACCCGTAAAGGTCGCAGCGGTGCTTGCCATCGTCAGTGCCAGCGCATCGGCTTTGTCAGGAGACTTGATGCCGCGCTTGCGCATTGCCTCTTTTGCTTCAATCTTTATCTTGCCAGCACTTGTATAAGTATATTGCGGTGAGGTCAGTTCTGCAATCAATTCGTCATCCTCTGGCAAACGACAATCTCTTTTGGTAAGCCAATCTTTGATCGCAAACCACAACTCGGCACGAAGATTTAAATAGTTTCTGCGACTCGCGGGAGACTCTGCAACATTGACACCGCGCACTGGCATGCCCAACTCAGAAAGACGATCCACCACGCCCGAACCCAGACCAATGACATCGACCAATATCTCTTGCGGTTGATTCATTGCGGTCGCAGAATCGTAAATATTTTTTACCGCACCGCAAAGCTGCATCAAATCCATCGAGCGAAATGTTTTAATCTCAAACACCGTGTTGCCCTGACGAATACACAACGCAGAATTATCGCCCCCGAACCGAGCTACGTCCAATCCCCATACAATCGCCTCGGATGCAGTCAATTCCACATCGCGATTGACCGCTGCCCTTGCCAACTCCAAAGGAATCACAGTGTCGTCATCGGCTTTTGGAAACTGACCCATGACCTCGACTCTGGCAACGGTGGAATCCTCACCGTATTGCTCAATCATTTTATGAAACAACGCTTGGTCTGTGCCTTCAACATCGCGTGAGTCAATCTGTTCCGTGTTCCAATACGCTCGTTTTGAGTGAAACGCATCGAAAAATGGCCCTGTATTACGCCTTGGGTTTGAAAACGTCATCCAATAACGATCTTTCGTGGGTTCTGTGAAAAAGCCCTCAGACACGGAATAAATCGGTGCGGGAATACCCGATGCCTCATCCATAATCAGTAAAATACCGTGTGTACTGTGCAACCCCGCATACGCATCGGGGTTTTCCTCTGACCACAAAGAAGCCATTGCATAGTAATAGCCGCAATCGATGTTTAGGTCTCTGACCAATAATTCTTCAAACCATGCTTGCGGTCTTAGTGTGGTCGCTGTCTTTGCGAACCAATGACCGTTGATGGATAGAGTGAGCCACTTGCCCAGCTCTGCCCATGTTCTCGATCTGAGCTGTTGTTCGGTGTTGGCAGATACAACGACTGTGCCACCAAGACGCGTGGATAAAAACCAAAGAATGATCCAAGCGACCAAAGCCGACTTGCCGATACCACGACCAGAGGCAACTGCGAGTCTAAACATCTCAGGCAAATCGATTGTTTCGTTTTTGCGTATATGATTGCCAATATCTCGTAAAATTTTTTCTTGCCACTCTCTAGGGCCAGTAAATTCTTCGAGGGGGGTGTTCTCGATGCCCCAAGGGAAAACATAACGCACAAAGTTTAACGGCTCC